CGGTGATAAAGAATTTAATCTATTTAAGTTTGAAACAATTTCTGATGGTCAATGGGCAAATGATAAAATTAAAGTTTCTATTGCAAACATTAGAAAATCAACTGATCCGACGAATGAATACGGCGTTTTTGCTGTACAAGTACGTGCATTTGATGATACAGATTTTGACCCTGAAATCATTGAACAATTTCCTGAATGCACACTTGATCCGACAAGCGAAAAATACATTGGTCGTGTTATAGGCGATGCTAAAGTTTTCTACATGTTTGATGCTGATCGCGAAGAAGAGCGTCGACTTGTCGTTCAGGGTAAGTTTCCAAATAAATCACAGTTGATACGCGTTGTTATGGATCCAGCTGTTGAAAAGAAACTAATTCCGCAAACAGCTCTTCCTTTTGGTTTCAGAGGAATTCAAACTCTTAATACGTCTGATGCGCTAGGCGATGCTGGAGGCACAGTAACAACTGGCGTTCCTGCGCGTAGATTGGTTGCGTATCATACAGGCTCAGGATTAAACCAACCTTCGATTTCAGGTTCTATTGTGCCTCCGCTTCCGTATACATTTAAAGTTACGCGCGGTGCTGTAAGTGAAAGTCCTTCATTTGTTGGACATCCAGGTGTAAACGAAATTGTTGATGCAAGAATTTATTGGGGTGTTAAGACAACACGTATAGCACCATCAAGCTCGCTATCAAATGCAATTCTTAATCCGAATGTATCGAGTGTAACAAATCCGCTTGTAAAATCATTAACAAAGTTTTTGGGTCTTGCTAAACTTGATGCACTTGTTACTGGGTCAATGACTGACTCATTTAACAACAATAAATTTACATTGGCACGTGTTGCGCTAAGCAATGGAACTGTTGCGGCCGTAACTGGAACCGCAGCGCAACATATGCGTGAAGCGGCTTACATTAGAAATGGTCGTCCTGATGGAACAAATTATACGTTAACTGATGCTCTTAGCGGTTCATCACGTGTTACTTTGGCAACGCTTGTCAATCTAACATCATCTGCAGAATTTAATAGATTTTCTAACTTTACAAAATTTACAAATATATTCTGCGGAGGATTTGATGGTGTTAATATTCTAGATACAAATGCATCTAGATTAAGTGATAGAGCAGCTTCAAGTGATACTAACGGTGGAGCAACAACATCGTATGTCTCACCTGGTTTGTCAACCAATGTCAACGGTTCTGGACAATTGAACAATGCAGTTTTCTCATACAAAACAGCAGCTAGAATAATGACTGATGAATTGACAGTCAATACAAACATTCTTGCTATACCTGGTATGAGAGATTCGTTTATCACAGATTTTGCAGCGCAGCGTTGTAAAGATAACGGATTAATTTTTTATGTTCAAGATGTCGTAGAGTATGATGAAGACGCGAACAGATTGTTTGATGATAGCACTGTGAAACCAGATGTTCGTAAAACATGCGAACAATTTGATACACGAGGTCTTGATAACAATTACGCTGGTGCATACTTCCCAGATGTCGTCATTGAGGATGTAGAAAACAATAGAAGAGTTCAAGTACCGTCTTCAGTCGCAGTAATGGGAGCTCTTGCGTATAACGATAGAGTAGGTCAGCCTTGGTTTGCACCTGCTGGTTTTAATCGCGGTAGCTTAGACTTTGTTGTCAATACTGACGTTAGATTGAGCAATTCTGAACGTGATAGATTACAAGAGTCAAAAATTAACCCTCTTTCACATTATCCTCGACGTGGCACTAGTCCAATATTCGTAATAATGGGTCAGAAGACACTTCAAGCTGCGCCGAGTGCTCTTGATAGAATTAATGTTAGACGATTAATGCTTGAAGTTAAAAGAATTGTTGTTACAATTACACGTGAAGGATTTGTATTCGAACAAAATACAGCTCAAACACGCGCAAAATGGGTTAGACAGATAACGCCAAGACTTGCAAGTATTCAGGTTCAAGCTGGAATTGAAGGCTTTGAAGTTGTTATGGATGAGACAAATAATACACGAGACGATGTTGAAAACAACAGACTTAAGGGTCGTATTAAACTTATTCCAACGAGAACAATAGAAAATATCGCAATGGACTTCATTGTGACGAACAGCGGCGTAGAGTTCGTTGAGTGAAATAGTTAGAAGTTGATTTATGGATAGTGAGGATATTCACCAATGGTCGAATTAAGTGGAAAATCAGCTGGAGTAAGCGTTCGAGAAATTGATTTAACAGGGCCGCGAAATGCGACACCTGTTGGCGTACCAGCTGGAGTTATAGGAACAGCAGATAGAGGTCCGGCTTTCGTGCCTTTGACATTTGCTTCAGTGCCTGATTTCGTTGCAAAGTTTGGCGATACAGATGGAACAAAATTTGGTCCTCTTGCTGTCGCTGAATGGTTACGAAATGCTCAGGCAGTAACGTTTTTAAGAATTCTTGGCATTGGCCGAGGTGAGCGTCGATTAACAAGCGGAGATAACGCTGGTAGCGTGCAATCAGCTGGTTTTGTCGTAGGACAAAGATTGCCTGATGACTCTGGTTTGCTTGCTGATAACACATATGCTAACTCAGGAGGTCCTCTTGGTCGTTTGCATTTTCTTGGTTGTCATATGTCAGAAAGCGCTGGTTCGACTGTCTTTTCGTCAGCTGGTATACAAACTGCAGGAACAAACGTTGCCGCACCTATTATTCGCGGCGTAATTCTTGCGCCATCTGGTGTTGTTCCGATGCTTTCATCATCGTTTGCAAGTGATTCAAGTGCTCCAACAGCAGGTTTGGTATCAACTTCTGCTGGTCCTCGAGGTGCTATCACTGGAACGGTCGATACGTCATCAGGACGTCAAAATTTCGTACTATTGCTAAATGGACATAAGGGTACTGATAGTCAATATCCCAACGTTATAACTGCGTCATTCGATCAAACAGCTCCAAATTATTTCGGAAATGTTTTAAACACAAATCCTCTTAAAATACAAGAAGCTGGACACTTGTTGTATACAAGATATGACGTTCATCCTACACAAGCTGTTGTTACTGGTGCAGGTGTTATTAACTCAAGTGTCGTAGAACAAGTTATAGCATTTATCACGACAGGTTCGGCTGCACGAAACAATGGTTCAACAACTGTACCAAGCTATGAAAATTTTGAAGAAAGATTTACAACACCTGCTACGCCAACAATTATTTCACAAAAGTTCGGAGGCAATTATCTAAATCTCTTTAGAATACATGCGCTATCTGACGGACAAGAGTCAAATGTAAGGTTTAAAGTTTCTATTCAGAATATTGCAAAATCAACTGTGAATGACCAAGAATATGGTACATTCGATTTGTTGGTTAGAGATTTTAATGATACTGATGACAATAGAGTTGTTTTGGAAAGCTATGCTGGTTTAACATTAAACCCTGAGAGCGATAACTACATTGCTGCTAGAATAGGCGATATGCATGCTTATTACGATTTTGATAAGAATGCTGGAGGCCAAAAGCTTGTCGTTGATGGAAAATATCCAAATCTTTCAAATCTTATAAGAGTTGAAATGGATAACTCTGTTGAAAACGGAGAACTCGATCCTTCAGCTTTGCCAATTGGATTTAGAGGACCATATCACTTAGTGACATCAGGATCTGATCCGCTGACAGCTGTTCAATCAGATGTTCGCGTATTACAACCAACAGCATCATCAAGTCTTAAGAGAGCTGTTGAACCTCCTGTTCCTTTTAGAGAAAATATAGCTGTCGGAGTAGAACCAAAAAAGACCGTCAACAAACAGTTGTATTGGGGTGTTCAGTTTGAACAAAAAGTTTCACTTGCTGAACCTAATGCATCTCGCGTTGCTAATAAAACATTGGCTAGCATGACTAAATTTTTGCCTCGTCATCAAACGACATGGCAAAATGTTTCTGTCGGTGAAAACAATGGAACACCAGATGTTAACGGTACGGTTCTAGATAGCGATAGATTTAATAACAATTTGTTCGCTTTAGATAGAATTAGAGTTAGAACTGGTTCATCAGGTGTTGCTGATTCGAAAGAATTTGCGAGCGCATCATACATCAGAAATGGTCAAATAGCAACTGATGACGCGAATAAATTAAGAGCTTTGAGTGTCGCAACAGACTTTGGCGATCTTTCTGTTAGATCGATTGCGAAATTTAACGTGTTTGTTCAAGGCGGATTTGACGGAACGAATATATTCAATGTTGATACAGCAGGATTAACAAATGCTGCCGTTGTTCAAGAAATGGACGACGTAAACAGAGGACAAGATTACGGTCCGACAGTCAGGTCGTATAAGAAAGCTTTGGATGTCATGGGTAATGTGTCAGATGTTGACATTAAGTTGTTGGCAATTCCTGGCATTAGACATAATGTCGTTACTGATTACGGTATTCAAGTTATTGAAAATGACAGATTTGATGCGTTGTATATCATGGATATCGAAGAACGTGACACGTTAAACAGCGTTGTTACATCATCTTTGCAAGATATTAACGTAACGAATACTGCTACTGCAATGAATTTGCGAGGTCTAGATAGCAATTTTGCTGCTAGCTACTTCCCAAATGTTGTTGTTCAAAATCAATTTAACGGTTTGCCTGTCGAGGTACCACCTTCTGTCGCTGTACTAGGCGCCTTTGCGTTAAATGATGCTGTCGCATTCCCATGGTTTGCACCAGCAGGTTTCACAAGAGGAGCTTTGCAAACGACAGATAGTGCTGCAGTGTTGCTAAATCAGGACAATATGGATACGCTACAGGATGCGAATATTAATCCTATCGTTTCATTCCCTGGTTCAAGTGGAGTTGTTATTTGGGGACAAAAAACGCTTCAAGCTGCACAATCAGCTCTTGATAGAGTTAATGTTCGTAGGTTGTTGATTGATGTTAGAAGGCAAGTTAGAAGACTTGCTGAAACAATCATATTCGAACCTAATCGTGAAGCAACGCTTAATAGATTTTCAAGTCTTGTCAATCCTGTATTGCAAAGAATACAAGAACAACAGGGTGTTGAAAGATTTAAAGTTATTATTGACGCAAGCACAACGACACAGGCTGACGTTGAAAACAACACAATTAGAGGTAAGATCTTCTTAACTCCTACAAGAACTGCAGAAACAGTCAGCATCGACTTTGTGTTGACCAACGCTGGAGCTCAAGTTTAATACAATGTAAAAGCACATAAGCATCACAATTCGATGTGTTAGAGTGATGCTTATGTGCTTTAAGCATGATACTTATTGACCAATGACTAAAATTCATATTAAATCAAAAGAGCTTAAAGATCTGATTTCTTATATTGGATTACGTGAAGCTAAAGATGATTATGATTGGCCTCGTATGCCTGCTCGTGGTGAAAAATTACCGAACGCTGATGAAATTGATAAATTAAAAGGCGTCGAACAGCGTCGGTCTGGTAAAATTAAATTGGGTAATCCTATCATTCTAAAAGATAGCGATCCAAAAGCATATGCTGCTTTGCCAAAAAATAAAGATGGTAAAATAGACGGTGAGTTATACAGCGCTGGAGCGCACTTGATGTTTAGACCTAATAATCCAAACATGCGTTCATTGTTTTGGGCGTCACCAACTAAAAAAGCGAAAAAACCAGATGGTTCTTTTGTGCTTGATGCGCAAGGCAATCATGTTATGACTGCACTAC